GAATGGGGAGACATACTCCAGCATGTTGCGCAAGCAGCGCGGCTCACTGCTGATGACGAACGTTGGAGGCGTGAAAACCGTCTTCATTCCAGCAAGCACGGTCAATGAATTCTCCGCGGGCGCCACTGGCTGGGTCATCGCCTTCGATGTGGCAACGAACACGGTCACGGCTGCGCTAGCCACGTCTGCCGGGCAAGGCGCGGGCATCTGGAATAGCGGCGCATCGATGATCGCGGATGCTGCTGGGTACATCTACGCTTCCACCGGAAACGGCGGGTTCGATGGCATACAGAACTTTGGAGAGAGCATTATCAAGCTGCAATACACGCATTCTCCAGCCTCACTGGCAATTGTTGATCGATGGTCGCCATTTACCGATAAAGGCCGCGTGGAAACGCCAGAGCAGGAGGACGAGGGCTGGTATGACGCAGATGTGGGCTCTTCCGGGCTATTGCTTGTACCGCAGTACAACAGCATCGTAGCTGCAGGAAAAGACAGCATCGGATTTGTCTCGAACACGCGGAACCTGGGCGAGACAACGCTCGCGAGTTTCATCAATGCGCCCGCCAACTATGGCAAGCTTCGATCGGCACCTCTTTGGCTGGGATACTATCCGGGCAACGGTGTCAACGCCGCACCGCAAGATTCAAGCAACTTGGACTTTCAGTACCAGGGCAATGCGCACGAAATGCATTCGACTCCAGTCTCGTATCAAAGAGCAGATGGAACAGTGATCGTGTTCGTGTGGGCCAGCAACTCCCAGCTCCGGGCTTGGTCGCTATCGTCGGCTGGGCAGCTCACGTTTCTGGCTCAGGGTAACGAAACAGCCTCCGCCAATCAGCCGGGCGATCCGGGCGGCTTTATGTGCATCTCCAGCAACGGCTCGAAGACGGGCACACCGCTGCTTTTCGCGTGTATCCCTCTAGGCGACGCCGGGTCAGGAATCGGCGGCGGCCGATTTCTCGTTTACAATGCTGAGGCTTTTGCGAACGGTGTAATCAAGCTGCTCTGGGATTCTGCCGCTTGGGGCATTAACTACTCGCACAACAAGTACTGCCCGCCAGTGGTGAGCAACGGCAAGGTTCTAGTCGGGACGTATGACGATCAGGTTTTAGTGTTCGCGCTCGCCTAAGGAGCAAACCATGAAGCACTTTCTGCCTTTGGCTCTCATCTTCGCTACCGGTTGCTCCAGCATGCAGGTCAGCCCCAAGCTGGTATCCAAGGATCTGGAGCACGATCCTGTCGTCGCCTTTGTTGGCGACCCTATACTGACTGCCTGGATCTCTCAGCAGGATAACCCGCTATGGTTCAACTTCGGGTCACCCCCGGGCGTCACGGCTGAGACCTCGACAAGCGTTCTAGCCCGGTTCCCTGCTGCCTTAGCTGGGCATCCCGATGTCGTGGTAATCCTCGTCGGCACTTACGACATCGATCCCGGCTGGAGTCCATATTGCGACCCGGGAGGAATCAACACTTGCGGCAACCTGCAGCAGATGATTGCACTCGCTCACACTGCCGGCGCCAAGGTGGTCCTGTGCGATCTGCCGATTACCCTGGATATAGGAGCGGGAATAGCCCTGTACGATGCTGATCCCGCGCTGCAGGGAGGGGAAGCCGTCTTTGACGATAACCTTGACCTGTTCTATACCTTCGGCACGTGGGGCGAAGACGCCTTCGTTGATCTGGCTTCTGCTCTCGTGCCGCTAGCCTGGACTTCAAATGGTGTTTTGCCGAACGCATTAGGTGCCGCAACCATGAGCGCTGCTGTTGAAGCCGTGATGCCTAAAGTGGGAGGCGAGAAGTGATGCCGTTTCGCATGAGATGGTTCGCGTTTTGGTATGGATTCTTTCACCCCTTCAATACGAACGAGGGCCGAGAAAGAGCGGCTAGGGAGATTTATGAGCAGTATAAACACTTAATCGGTACCGAGAGGAGGTGAACAAAAATGCAATCACTAAAAACGTGGAGCCTAAAAGAAAAGCTAGCACTGATACCGCTGTTTCTGGCACTGTTCCTCTCCGCGGTATATGTCCTAGAGGAACGATCCCCGGAACAGACACAGGTCCAATCAAGGCCGGAATTGAGTATAGCCCTGAAGACCTCACCCGCTGCTATCCCTTCAACCGAGGCTCCATTTGATCCCCGCAGCTAGATCGCGCCGTATGGCTGGGGGCAGGAGATGAAACGGCGCAATCTAAAAGCGAAAAGTGAGGTGATCGCCATGCCAAAATCGACCTTTCCGACGGCACTACCAAGATGTTCTACGTATACCCTTACAGCGTTGCTTGCGCTGACACTGGTATCAGCAGTTGCCCAATCGGGACAGTCCGAACCGCGCAGACCAATAGCCGTAAGTCTGGCGGCAAGTGGGCCCACGGCCAGCAAGTGCTCGCGGTTGCTCTCGGACCGTGTCACGCTTGAGCAGATGAAAGCACGGTTCACTAACCAGCAAATCGCTGATCGCATGCGAAATCTAGGCGACTGCATTGCCAAACTGCCACAAGATACTGCGGCAAACGAACTCTACCTTCTCGAAAAGTCAGTAGATTTTCACAACGCGATGGCCGCACTACTTAGCCGGGCACTCGATTACATGAATGAGAACGGCACGAAGGACAGCTTTTTAGCCGCACCACTGAAATAGAAAGGAACTACCATGGACACACAGCAAATCATTCATTCACTCGAAACCGAAATCACCAACCTGCAGAAGGCCAGAAGTATACTCACTGCAGAGAAACCACGCCGCTACAGCATATCCCCTGCCGGCCGCAAGCGCATCGCTGCTGCACAGAAAGCACGCTGGGCCAAAACAAAAGCTGCATAAACCGAATCGGGGAGTTGGTTAGCGCCTTCTCCCCATTCCAAGCCGTCTGCCGCCTAACCGCAAGGGCTCCTCGCCCTGATCGAATTTGTCAGCGGCCTCCTGATAGCGTATCGCTGAGCTTGTCATCCCCTCGCGCGTGGTTCTGTCAAAGCCCTCAATGGCCTCCTTCAGCACCAGCTCGCGCGGCTTGTCTGCAGGGTGAATCCACGAATAGACCCCATATCTAACCATGTCCGAGAGGTCATCTTCTGGCTTTCCCTTTTCCTTGAAAATATCCAGATACTTTTCTTTGTCAATCATTCGTGTGCGCAGGGCATCGAACGTTTGCATGCTGTAGTTCGTTAATTCGAATTCGCCATCCCTGAGCATTCTTGAGAGTAGCTGCCATCCTCCGGGGCGGTTATTGGAGGCTCTTTGGCATGACATGCCGAGCGGGTCGAGCACCCTGTCCATCTGGTCAGATACGGCGTGGCCTCCGGTTCCTTGGCGAAGATCATACGACGGGTTAAAATTTGCCGGGTCCAAAAATATGGCTACTATGGAGCGCTGCCGCTCATCGCCATGGGGAACAATGAAGCCTTCGATCACCATACGGATGAAATCGTCTACCGGGGTCATGGGGACGCAAATCTCCCCTATTTGCCGGATTCTTCCATTGGGCCAAGGTGCTTGGATTACCTCCGTCTTGAGTCCGGTAATACTTATGGTCTTGGCGAGTTCCGGAGGACTCCGAACAAATAGGCCGGCCGCTGCATAAGATTGGCCCATTCCGTAGTCGATCGCCAAAAAGTGACTATGCCATGGCTGAATATCGCACTCTTCAATCCTGCGAATCATGTCTCGGTTGAGGAAAGGAAAGTATGCGCCCTCGAGGGTATCCCAGCATCCTTTGGCCATGGCTTCCGCATAGGCGGAGGACATCTGGTTGAGATTTTTTATGTAGTCATCTCCGAGCAGTTTATGGTCGGAGAGTTTCCCTGGAATAAAGGCGACCGATAGCGGGATCTTCACGCCATCCGAAGGCCACTTGCGGTCATAGTAAAGCTTGCCCGGAACGCATGACTTCTCCGGCTGATGGACTGGGCAGTAATTATGTAGAAATAGCTTCATGTGCCAATCTGCACCAACGCCCCCCGGATTAGAGGCCAGTCGCACTCGTTTTCTAATGGTCGGATCTGTGGCTCGTAAACGGCTGATCGCATTGCGTACCTGGAATTCAGTGTGTCGAGTGGATTCATCGAAGGCGATGAAGGTCAGTTCTAGCCCAAGCAGCTTCCACACGTCATCGTCACTTCCCATATAGCCGAACCTGATTGCCGCGCCTGTGGGCGGAGACTCTCCTGGGAAACGCGGGAATGTCCAAGTATATGTAGAACCGTTGTATTTTCCGCCCAGGGGCGTGTAGAGGCGGCGGCACTTTCGGATAATGTCCTTCATCTCAACGTAAGATGAGCGAAAGATCATGGCGTTCAGGTTAGGGTTGCTTATCTCCTGACACGCATCCATCAAAATTGTTTCAGTCTTCAGGCTCCCCGCAGATCCCCCGAAAAACAGCAGCTCCGCCGGAGAATCTAATGCCGCCTTCTGGGCGTCAGTTTCAGGATGCCACCTGTATCTTTCGCTCATTTACTGCGGTTTCCGCATCCACTCGGCCTGGTAAACGTCGGGTCGGGTTGTGCTGTTCTGCAAATCATCGACCTGGCCACCCAAGGGAGCCTTGGCAACCCCATATAGTTCCATCAGCGCTCGCGTAGCCTGCAGCCTGCAGAGCTCGCTGGTCGAGTGGTCAGCAAGCTTAAGAAACCGCTCGGCCGCATCCTCAAACCTGAAGATGATTGGCAACTTCGCCACTGCTTGCTTGGCCTCCTTCTGCATGCGCGACTCGATCGCTTTGTCCTGGGCGGCAGAGAGCTTTGCTCTGTATTCGATCATCTCCGGCCACTTGCTTCTACGTTCAATGGTCCTTAGGGCAAGGCCGAATTTTACAGCCATCTTGCGATAGCTCAGCCCTTCGTTGAACAGCTGAGCCATTTCCATGTCTTCTGGCTTGAGTATGTGTTTCATTCGTGGTGCCCCTTTTATTAGAGAGTTTTTAGAACTGGTTTGCTCCGGTGACCGTATACTTTATTTGCAGCGGCGGCGTGGAAGGGTTGTAAGCTGCCAATTTTCTCAAGGCTACTACCGAAGAAATCGAAAAGCATCCGCTTCGCCGTCTCTAGGCATCAACAGCCCTGCTACCTCAGCCGTTCCCGCTTAGGGCCATCGGCGGGCGGCGGATCAGACCTTGGAATTGTGTCTCTGGCATTGGGCATCACCTACCTCTCTGGTAACTTCCTTGCATGTGCTACGACCATGACGTGAGGCGCAACCTTCAGTGCAGATTGCCGTACAGTCAGATTGCGGCCGTCATCAGTTCTTACCCGCACCGTGCCCATGTTTTGCACCATGTGCATCACCTTACCCTTGGTGCCGTCAGGTAGGGTTACTGGGCTGCCCTTGGTTAGCTCTTGGGTTTTGCCCGGCTTTTCCTCGGCTTTGGGCTGGGTTGGCTTCCCGGCTTCAGGGGTTGCGGCTGGCTTGGCTTCGGATACACCTTTTCCCAATACTCCGCTAGCTTGCGCATTATTTCCTGAAGTGTCGTTTCCTGTTCCTTGTGCGTTAGATATTCCACTTTGTTCCGCCTTTCGCTTTACTATGGGCAGGCCGGTGTCATAGTCGATCGCCCGAATGCTTCCGAGCGGATGATCCGGGACGGTGGGCTCTTTGTCCCAGCCGTCATAATCAGGCGGCAGCGAATCTGGGTGCAGTCCGGCCGGGGGAGTTACTTTGGATGTTCCCATCTTTTACCTTTCCAGGTGTACACTTGTGGCCATGAAAGCCATTGCGATTCTTGTACTTCTCTTGCCTGCCGTAGCCTATGCCGCCACTGCTCAATGGACAGGAAGGTCTCACTACTCGCCCACCCCGACCTATGCGCCCGGAGTCGCATGCGAGTACCGAGTGTATGGCCGAACCTTTTGGAGCACTTTCGCGGGGAGTACGTGCCCAGCGACGATTGAAGTTCAGTAATGTTTGCGCTGTTCTGCATCGCAGCCCTCGCCCTGGTGACGGTTCTGCTGTTCAATCG